GTTTTCCTATATACAAAACAAAACTTTTGTCAGAGGTGAAAATTTGAAATTTTTTTTATAACCCCCCACCCCATCATGTGCATGAGAGAGGAGTCCATTCCTGATTGCAACCCCTATGAAAATTTGACGAGTGCGGGTATCCCCCCTATTGCTCGTTGTCAAGGTGCGGGTGCACCTTGGCCAACTCACAATCAAAATTATCTATTACCATGGCTAACGAAGCTAAAACTGCAGACACAACTGCCAAAACAAATGAGATTATTACAGCTGAAGCTGTTGAAATTCCTTCTTCTTTTGATGACGTGCCTACCATTACAGGCTCTGAATCAGAAGAAATCATTACTGTTCCTTTCAAGGACATTAGTACATCACTTTACTGCAATACCAGCAAAGTATTTATCTATCCTGATACCACAAAGAATGGTAAGGAGAGTAAACTTAAAGGTCAGCAGTATTGGATTGTCAATTACAATGGTAAAGCATTTACCACGCAAGACAATCGTTTCATTCAAGCGTTAGAGCTTAATGATTTGTACGAGGTTCGCTTAAAGCGTAATGGAGACTATCTTGAATTTGTAGGTTTCACACCTGCAAGTACAAAGAGAAACTCTGTGGCTTTATTGAAAGAGATTAACGACTTAGAACGCGAAGAAGCTGAAAACAAAGCTATGTCTTTGAAGCGTGTTAGTTGGATTAATCAAGTTGACTTGAAATCTATTGCTCCTGATGAATCGTTAGTACAGCGATTATTAGGTAATGCGGTAGAATAATAGTAATTGAGAGGGCCTTCGGGCTCTCTCTTTACTTTTAGTTAACCCAAATGCTTTGCATTTGTTCCTTACAGAAGAGCATTGCTTACGCTAAGTTGCTGTCGCATTAGTATTGCTTACGCATATAGCATCACTGGAGTAGGTTGGGCATGGCATATAGTCATGAAAAGTTTTTTTCTCTATATATATAGAAAACTTTTGTGAATGTTTGTTAGGTGAGGTGTAGACCTTCTAGGTTATTAATAGTTGTTTTGGTTAAACGTTGATTGCTTATAGTAATAAATATATAGCATTAACAAGAATAGTCTTCTCTATATATAGAAGTCTATATAGTTATTCTCTTTACATATTATAAACATTTTAAATTTAATCCTTCTATGGAAAACATTAAACAAGAATTAATTGAACATCTTGGTCATCTATATGATAATCAAGATTGGGACTTTGTAGTATGTGGATTTGTCAATCATGGTGATCAGTGGGATGATGGTGACAATATTGTTCGTCTTGTTATAGATGGAGATGTTAATGAGTTTTTAAATAAACTAGACATTGAGATTAGTCCACTAGAATATCTTGAGGGTACCATATGGTATGCTGATGGTACATGGTCAGAATTTATAAATGACTATCACTGGGGTGGAGGTCGATGGGTAAGATTTGTTTGTCCTGAAATACCTGAAACATTACATAAGAAGGGAGAATAGTTCTCCCTTTATTTTTTTAATCTTTTAATTTATTATATCTCTTATGAAAAAGTTATTATTCATTGCAGCTATTGCTGCTACATTGTTCAGTTGTAATTCCAACACGCATACCGTTATATTACCTAATGGTGCTAAGGTTGAGGCTACAAATACATCACGTGTCATAGAATATGGTCGTGGTTCTACAGTTTGTATTGTTAAGACTAATACATCACGCTGGATTATATGTTCAGATGGTGAAATGATTGACACTGCATATGTACGTTCTTATAATGAGGACGGAAAGCTTAAAGTGTACACTGTTACACATAAGATAGGTAAAATTTCTAGCTATTAATCAGATGAAATCAATGAATCAAATCAAGATGGAGTCTATAGTAGATAGCCATAGAAAGAAGTTGTTGAATGGTGCTATCACTATTCAAGCGTTGTCAATGATTGTATTGACTGTATGTTTGGTTGGACTGTTTACAGATCCAATACATGCTGAAGGATATTGTATAGTGTTTACATTCTTCAGTTTAATTGCATTGTTTGGTATTGTTCAATATGATAAACACAGGAGAGACTTTAAATAGTCTCTCTTTTTAAACCTCTATAGATATGTTAGACACAACTGACAAAATCGTTGAATTTACCGTAAGAGACTATTATACATTCAGGGAGCTATTCAAGTTTCCCTTTATATATTTTGGCTATTACGATGGTGTAGTTCTTGTAGCAGCTAATAAGTATTTATTAGATGTTCTAGGCTATTAAGCCTATTTGGTCAAGTAGCATAATGATAATGCACACTTATGAGATGATGGAGCGAAACCATCCTTGATCGCTATGCACAGTTAATAGACACTGGCTTATTAAAACTATTATTCCTAAGCATGAATTCAAACTGCTTTTTAAATTATTCATTTAACATTTAATATAGCATTCTTATGGAGAAGATCTGTAACAGCTTACAATATGTATTCATGGTTGTAGCAATTAGTCAATTAATATATACAATACCATTTATTGTATATGAAATGAATAAAACTGTATAATATCATGAGATACGTATATAAGTTTATGGAAGTATACATATGGTTAGTTATGGCTATCCTTATGGTAATAGCATGTGCACAGCATATAGTTGCTGGTAATACATATACAGCCTTTGGGTTGATATGTGTAGGCGTTGTATTCTTGTATATATACAAGAGAGAAAAGAGTAGAGGTTAATTGTTTTCATAGAGGTGTACATAAAGGGCTGATGTTATACGTCAGTCCTTTTTTGTTATTCCTCACAAACACATTGTAATGAGAAGAGAAAATCTTATGCTCATAGTTGTATTTGCAACTGTAACATTGTTGATAACTATAGGAATGGTTAGCAACTATAATGGTGATAAGAAATACACCATTCAAACTAAGCATGGAGTTTACCACACTGATTCATTTAGAATATATGGTAAAGGTATTGTCTTTGATGATAATCATAATAGACAAGTTATAGTAATGGGAGATTTTGATATAATATCTAAATTAAAATAATGCAAAATTTAGTAATAGAAGTAGTATGTGTGCTATTGGGAGTAGTAGTAGGCATGAAAATTCACAGCTTATTAGAAAAATGAGAGGAATTTTAATTGATCCGTGGTCCAATGATGTAAGGGAGATTACAATCGTTGATGAAGCAAGTACATTACAACAGATGTATGAGCTTATTGGATGTTCAACTGTAGAATGTGTGCATCTACCAAATGGTAATGACCTTTGGGTAGATGAAGAGGGATTATTATTCCTTACACAAAACAGTAGATTCTTTGTGTATAAGGATGTAATGCCTATACATGGAAGAGGAATTATTTTAGGGTTAGATCGTAAGACTGGAGAATGCAAGAGCACAAAACTGAAACTGGAAGATGTTACAGACAGTGTTGACTTTTATTCTATAGATGAAGTACGAGAACTAGTTAAAACAGAGTATTAATTTTTAAAAACACACAAATGGAAAAGATCCAATTTAGCCACGACTCAAGTGAAATCTATGAGTCATTTAATTTAACAAAAGAACAGGCTAGTAAATTAGAGTCTGTTATTGTATTTGAAGCAATTGTTGCACGCTCTATTATTAGTAGAGATTACAGTGGTGATGAGAAATCAGCACCTCGTGTATTGCGTACAAAGACAGGCGTATTATCACGCTCTCTACAACACGCAAATACAGAGATGGAGAGATTGTTTATAACATTTATGTTTACTCCAAGAGCAGACGCTGCTAATACTATATTAGCTGCATTAGAAGCTTTTGAAGAAGCATCAAATGATTATAAATTAAAAAACAAGTTAATAGAAGCTGCAAAAGATCATTTTGGTGATAGTATGAGTGAAGAAAAGATTGAAAGACATCTTGAAGACATGATGAATAAACAAGCTAGACCATTGAAGCCATTCAAAAAGCTTGTTCGTCAAGTAGAGAACTCTAACTATGACTTTCAGTTATTCAAAGCTACAATTGATGATGAGGAATCATCAGCATATGTTATAGAAGTCATGGAAGACACTATGCATACTTTGAGAAGACTTAAAGATGAAGGTATGTTTAGAACTTCTGAAGACGAAGATTAACAGTTGTGTGTGAAACAGAGGATAAGAGGGTAGCATATAAAATGCTATCCTCATTCTCTAATTAAGCACATTTTTATTCAAAACTTAATTAATAACAAAGAAATGACGTATATAAAATATTACTTACCTAATATACAGGTAAAGTGTGTCACAGCATATTGTAGACAAGGTGCTATTGCTAAAATTACAGGATATGCAGAGACTTATCAAGCCGTTGATATTCAGTATTTAGATGGTGGTACAGATGTAGCTCGTATTGGTCATGATGATTCATATGATCTAGAGTTTGTAGATTCTCAAGATGAATTGCTACAGATAGCAATGGATAAATACAAAGGAGCTACATTTACATCATTAGCAGGTACAGAGTTTGAGAACTTTCAAGCACATAATGCAATCTGGGCTAGTGATAGTAAAGATCTGATATATCTCAATGAAAAATTTGGAGATGGAACTGCTCTTGTATATGAATTAGGACAATGGGCTGCATTAAAGTCTCCAGAACCTAATCCTGTACCAAAACTAGAAGAGCTTACTGAATTTCCTATAGAAGGACAGTGTAAGACTATTACGCCTGAATTATTAGAATATTTACGCAAAACTAGAACTCCAGAAGGAGACCAATCCTTGAAAGAACGTGCTAAATCAGTATGTTGGAATAATAAAGGATATTGGTTTGTATCTCGTAGTTCTGGTAAGTTTGAATATCCTATTAATTATCTACAAAGATTTTTCACAGAACAACCAACAGAACAACCAATGGCACAACCAGCCCAACAACAGTTTGATTATTCACCACAAGGTGGTTTTCAACTAACGCTTCCTCCTGAGATTGTAGGAGCAGCATTACAACAGGCTACACAAACTCACTTCAGAGAGTCTGAGAAGAAGTTTGAGAAGCATCGCACTGATGTATTAGCTCTTGTAGATCAGAAGAAGCGAATGATTGAGACAGAATTGTATCAAAAGATTGAGCATACAATATCTTGTGATTTTGTAGAGTTCAAGACAAAAGTTGTAGAAGACTATTTGACTTCTAAGCAGGTTGTTATTGAACTGGGACAAGACAAGAAGTATGAATTCTCTCTTGAGGACAAGCATGAACAATTACCAAAGATGGTAACATTTCTACAGTTGTTTAAGCAAGCTATGATTGTAGGTCCGTCAGGATCAGGTAAATCAACTATGGCTAAGCAAGCAGCTGAAGTTATGGGACTACGCTATGGTGCATTCTCTTGTAATCTAGAAGCATCTAAGTCAGAGTTGGTAGGTTTTGCTAACATTGATGGCTATGTAGAATCTTCATTCTTAGATTTCTATGAGAATGGTGGTGTATTCTTGGTTGACGAGTATGATTCTATGTCTCCATCTATTGCTGTTGTTCTAAATGCTGCATTCGACAGAACTGGTATGATTGCTGTACCAAATCGTAAGGGTAAAACTATAGCTAAGAAGCACAAAGATTTCTATTGTATTCTAGCTGGTAATACCTGGGGTTCTGGTTCTGTAGAATATCAAGGACGTGAGATGCAGGATGCTGCATTCTTAGATCGTTTCAAGATGTGTCGTATCTTCATTGATTATGATGAGAAGCTTGAGAAGAATATTGCTGGTAAACATCACAGTTTCTTCAAAAAAGTTCGTAACTATGTCACTAAGAAAGTGGATGGTGAGAACTTCTCAACTCGTTCTATGTATGATGCTGCAATGCTATTGAACAATGGCTTTACACATCAAGACATTTTAACAATGATGTCTGAGCATTGGGATGAGGCATTGCGTAAGGATTTAGTTAACACTGTAGCCTAATGCGTATAATCAAAGAAAAGAAGGAGGTTCTTCACATGCATTTTGATTCTGTAGATGATTTCTTTCAACACAGTGATGCAAAAGCGATTCGAGAAAAAGGTATAGATCATTTACCTGATCGCAATCAATATCACATCAATAATATTGCTGAAGAAACTGATAAGAATTGGCGATATGCAGAAGAAAGAAGCAAAAGTAAGTTTGAGAAGACTAGATTCGATCCTACTAAGGGTAAAACAATGTGTATAGATGCTGTTAAATCAACCATGGCTGATAAAAGCTACAAAAAGTTGATGGCTAACGCTATGACATATCGTAGAAAACCTAAGTTTCAGGATGTAGGATCTAGACTTTCTATTCCACGAGCTATAGCTGGTGAGGATAAATACTTTATTAGTCTTAAAGCTGCAAGAAAACCAACTGTGAGGATTGCTATTAACATTTGCGGGAGTGCAAGTGTTAACGCAGAAGCCTTTGCTAGAGTTGCACAAACAGCTATTCCAACTATTTATGCATTGGAACAAGCTGGTATTACCACTGAAGTGTACTATTGTGCATTCTCAAGTGGTACACATAATGGTTTTAAACACAGTCAATTAGCTGTAAAAGTTAAATCAGCCCAACAACGATTCTCCTGGACATTATTTGCTCCAGTATTTTGTGTTGGTAGCTATAGAGATAACATCTTTGCAGCGTGGAGTAACTGTGATGTAGGAACTGATTATGGATTGGGTAGACCAATGGATCAATCAACTATAGAATCACTAAATAACTTTGGTTATGATTCTGTTATTGGTTTGAATGCTGTAGGTCCAGTAGAAAATGTAGGTTCAATTTTTAATAAACTTAAAAACAAAAAATGAAAGAGCAATTCGATTCATTAATTACTCTAGCTACACACGCTAGAGATTATGTAAAGCGTGTAGGTATTCAACCTATTGACAAGTATATTGAGTTTGGTAATCACATTACAGCTTATTGTACAGAAGACTATAGTTTCTTTAGTATGTCTTATAATAATGATACAAGAGTGGTGATTTTCAGAAACAGTGATGTTGATCGCATTTCAGTTACGATTGATGGTAATGCTACAGCTGAAGACTTAAAAGTTATTCATGCAAAAGCATTTGAAACTATATTTCAGTTTGAGCAAAACAGTACTGAAGTATTAGAAAAGCAAAGAATAGTACAGATTGCAGAATTAGAATCTAAATTAGCACGTTTAAGAGACTTGTAACATGGGATATCAACCTGTAAAATTGATCTATAACTCATACCAGCCTTCACAATTGGAGGTTGGTATGTTGTTTGCTATGAATGTCACAGTGAATGAGCATTCATATTTGCATTTGAGGAAGCTTGAACAGCTTCCACGGGATATTGAAGAATATCTACAGTACAATGGCCTACCTGTTAAGCCCTATTTTATTAGAGCTGTAGATTCTAATCCAGATGTACCACCAGAAGTTGTAGCATACCCAGATCAGATTGCTTATTATGAGCAAGATGGTCAGCTATTTGATTTCACATTAGATGATATGAACTATATCAATCTAGAAGATGAAGGATACATAGCGTTATACTTTGATGATGATAATAAACCTGTCTTAGAAGATGGGCGTGTTGTAGTTACATCGATGGATAACATGTGGAATGCTGAAGATGAAGAGTGGGAAGAGCATGATTTAATAGAAGATTGGGATGATACACTACAGGACGGATTAGATAATCTTTAATTTTATGTTAAAGCACACATATGTTGATTCTACTAGAAAAAAAGTAGCAAGAGAATTCCTTATGGAATATTTTAAATTTAGGAATATAGTCGGATTAGCTGGACCAGATATCAATGAATACATTGAATGGTGTAAAACTAAAGGCTATGGCACATTTCATATTTATGAGATGGATAATAAAACAATGATCAATCAGTTAAGTAAGCTAAGTAAAGATGTTCCTATGAATTACGTTCTAGGTGATATAATTCAAGCTGATGTTAACAAAGATGATACATTGTATGATCTTGATTTCTGTAGAAGTATTATTAACCATGAAGACCACGTTACAAAGTTTAAGAAGAATTTCATTATGACTTTCTCTTTACGCACAAAAGGTGGTATAATTGCTACAATAAAACATTTCTTTAAATTAAGGAAAGAAAAAATCTTAAACACAATAGATATTTCAGGTCCTTTAAAACAAAAGAAAATTACTACAAATCAAGGAGATTACATCTTTATTTCTTACAGAGATACTTCACCAATGTGTTGTATCGCAAAAATCTAAAACAATGAAATTAAACTTTTTTAAAAATTCGGAAAAAATGAAAAAACATTATTCACCACAAGAATCAGCAGAATTATTAGAAATTGCAAAAACAACTACTAATGTATTTGTAGATGCAAAGAAGTATGCAAAGAAAACAAATAGATCATATAAATCTGTATATAATAGATTATATAGAGACCGTGTAGTTCTAGGTATTCATACTCCTAAAGATAAAGAATCTGATTCGTTGAAGAAAACAACTTTCTTTTACACTAAAGAACAAGTTGCTGCAATCACTGAATCTTTGAATGAAGGTTTAAATCCTTCAGAAGTTACTCGTAAGTTTGCTATGACTTGGGGATTATCATTTCCTAGTTTATACACTAAAGTAGCAAATATTAAACACAAGCTAAAAGAAGAACCGACTCCTGTTGCTAAAATAATTGTTGAGCAACAACCTGTAGCAACACAAGAAATGGAATTACAAATGTCATCAGGTTCTACATTTGATTGTAAACCATCTCGTGTAACTATTTGTAAAGATCACATTCGTATTTATTTTTAATCTAAAAACTAAAGTTATGTCTATTAAAACACGCATAGGTAGTTTGGTTGAAGTTATCAACCAAAATAAAAAGAAAGCTGCAAATGATACATATCATGCGGTTCTATTGAAAGATAGTAGTCGTATTAATTCATACTTATTCACAGGTATAGAGCTAGATGTAGCTAAATCTCGTGCACGTAAGAATGTTGAAGATACACTAGAGCAGAGTTTTATTTCTAAAATTATAGATTAATTCATTAGCACTACGGGAGAAATCTCGTAGTGCTTATTAAATCAAATAACATATGTCTACAGCTAAAGGAACAAGTTATGTGACTTGTTATCATCCAGAGAATGATGATTTGTGGTGTGAGTTAGAAGTAACATGGAAGCACACAAGCGAACCAGCAGTTATGTATTATGAGGATGGCTCAGGCTATCCTGGCGATGAGTCATCTGAGATTATAGAATCAAAGATGATTTCATATTGTGATGAACCCGTACAAAATATGGCAGAACCACACTGGATTGATTGGAGTAAAGTAATGCAAGATTTAGATCCTGAAAATTTATATTAATATGTCAGAAGTAGAAAAAGCTGAGGAGCTTATAAATACCTTTTTCGAGCTTGCATATGATGCAGCTCAACTTGCACAGGATCAGCATGATGAAGATCATGATCCTGCTAGTTTTTTATTTTGGCACAGAGTTAAAATCTATATTAGAAGTCATGAAAGAAAATAAAATCACTGTACAGTCAGCCTTTGAGCATATTGACAAAGAGTTGAAAAAAGAGTATCTTCGTGATAAAGAACGATTCTTAGAGAAATGGGGCTTACGTTCTATTAAAACTAGCACACCTAAAACCGCATTAGAATCATGGTCATGGTAATAGCAATCATCCTCCTTATCTCTGGGCTTATAGCCTGGAGATGGGTTGTAGGAATAGACAACATGGAAAAACATCACAAAGGTTATAATGGTGATGAACTATTTGGAGAAGATGAGAAATAAATTAGAAATGTACATAGAGGATAAACTATTTAGAATCATTCTAAAGATGTTGAAACTTGTTGTATGGTATAAAAAACGTAAAGACAATGGAACTATATAATTTTGTATTTCACTACAATCACCATGAGGATTTGTGGTATGCTATCCATAGAGATAGGTATGCTGATTACTGGAACGGAGAACGCGATATCCAGGTAGATAAACCTATTTACTTTTCTACAAGAATGAAAGATGTTGTAGGTTTAGTAATAGACAATGCTGCTCACGAAGAATAAGACATGGGTAGAGCACATAAAGAATATCATATAGTAGATTGCGAGTGGTGTGGATTTACAAATAGCCCTGACAAGATTTTAGTCGAATGGGAAAGACGTGATCCACACTACTCAATGTCCTATCCATGTGAGTCTTGTACTAACACTCTGAGTGCTAAGCTAAGACCGAGTGGATACTTTACATTACGCTACGATGGAAAGTCCCGTAGAAATAAATTAATTGAGGCAGGTTCAACAAGACTTCGCCTCCCTATACCAATTAAATATGGAAAATAAAGACAGATGTGTAATGTGTGGAGTGGAAACTCCCTATGATGTGTCAACACATGTTGACTATCGTTATAATTATGTTGATGGTATTGGTCAAATGTGTGCTAATTGTCATAGAAAAGGATCTAATCCTATTGAGCATGTGAGTATTCCAAAAGAATACATTCACCTATTCCCTAATGATATGGAATTAGGAGGTGCAGTTAGACAATTCTATAATCAACACTACAAATAATGAAAGTTCTAATCTATGACATCGAGACTATGCAGGAATTATTCCTGATGAATGTCTGCGATCCTGAAACTAAGGACTGTCACGAGTTTATGGTGAGCAAATGGCATAATAATCTTGATGCAATGGTTAAATTCATTGGTGATCATAAAGATTTTTATTTTGTTGGTTACAATAACTTACGATTTGATGCTCAAGTTGTAGAATGGATTCTTCGTAACTACGAAAACTGGCATGAAAAAGACAATCTAGAAATTGCTTCTATGATTGCCCAGAAAGCTGCTGATGTTATCCATGATGCAAACTTTGAGGTGTTTCCTGAATACAGAGAACAAGACTTGTCATTCAAACAAATAGATCTTTTCAAGGTGAATCACTACGATAATAAGAATCGTATGGTGAGCTTGAAGAGACTAGAGTTTGAGATGGATCTTGAGAACATTGAGGAGATGCCTATTCACCATACAAAGGTGGATATGACCAAAGAAGAGATTGAAATCACTCGTGACTATTGCAAGAATGACGTGTTTGCTACTTATGAATTCTATAAGATAACTACAGGTCAGTGTGATCATCCATTATACAAGGGAAACAATCAGTTAGCACTAAGACAGGATATCCAAGAAGAATTTGGTATACCATGTCTAAACTATTCTGATTCAAAGATTGGAGATGAGATGATTAAGAAGTATTATTGCCAAGAGAAGAAGATACAATACTCTGACTTACCTAAGAAAGGTTTCTTTAGAAAAGAAATCAAGGTGAAGAACTGTATTGCACCTTATGTTACATTTAAAACTACACAGCTACAATTGTTTCTTAAGAAAATGAAAGGAACAGTGCTTGGCTTATCAGATGATTTTAAAGAACATATAGATTTCTATGGTAATACATACTCTTTTATGAAAGGTGGTTTACATACAGAGAATAAACCAGAAATATTTGAAGCAAATGAAGAATACGAAATCATTGATTGGGATGTTAGCAGTTATTATCCTGCTATTATTATCAATAATGGTCGCTATCCCGCTCACCTTGGTAAAGAGTTTCTTGAGGGTTATAAACAAATGTTTAATAAGCGTTTGGAACTTAAACCGTTGGCTAAGAAAGACAAGAAGATAGCTGGTATTGTAGGAGCACTGAAGTTAGCTGTAAACTCTGTCTATGGTAAAAGTTCTGATATGCAGAACTGGATCTATGATAGACAACTAACTATGTTTACTACTATCACTGGTGAATTGTCTTTGATGATGTTAATTGAAGCATATGAACTAGCTGGTATACATGCTATCTCTGCTAATACAGATGGTGTAACTATTCGAATTAAGAAAACCGACCTAGATAAAATGCATGAGATTAATGCGTGGTGGTCAGAACTAACAAAGTATGAACTCGAAAGAACAGATTATGCAAAGATTATATTCTCAACGGTTAACGATTATCTTGCGATTAAAACTAATGGAGAAATCAAGAAAAAGGGTGACTTTCTTACTGATTTTGAGTTGCACAAGAATAAGTCTGGCAGTATTATTCCTATTGCACTTGAGCAGTATTTCATCAATGACATTCCTGTTAGGGACACTATATTTAATCATGGAAATATCTATGATTTTGCTATGCGTCAAAAAGCTAATAGGGATTTCCATTTTGAGGGAAAATCTGAAAAGGGAACTACAGTCTATAACAAACTTATTAGGTTTTACGTCTCTAACACAGGAGAGAAGCTTCTAAAAGTAAAGAATGCTGATTCTACATCTGGTGCACCTCCTATATCACAAGTGGAAGCTGGTGATTGGGTGATGACTGTATGTAATAAACTATCTAAAGATCATCCTATGGATAATATCAATAGAGAATATTATATAGAGCGTGCACAAAGAATGGTAGATAAGATACTACTTAATGGAAAAAAACCTATATTTGTAGATCCAAATCAATTAAGTTTATTTTAAAATCCAATAATATGTTAACTATTTGTCAACTTTTAATATTTGTTACATATGTAGCTTATATTACTAACCGTTTCGGTGTTCTTCCTTCTATCTCTGAGTCACATTATAAACTAAATGAGTCTAGACAGGGTTATTTTTTTACAATTTTTTGTTGGGCATTATCTGTAACCATGGTTTTAGAAGCTGATAATTCATCACCTTTTTATTTCTATTCAGGTGCAGGTTTAGGTTTTGTTGGGACAGCTACACATTTTAAATGGACTGGTTCTTATACACACATTGTACATTACTTAGGAGCATTTGTAGGTATTGTATGTGCTTTTATAGGATTATATGATCAATCTAATATGTGGGTGCCCGCTGCAATATTTGCTTTCATTACAGCTATTTTTGTATTGTTCAAGATTAAAAATGCTATATTTTGGATAGAAATAGTTGCATTCTTACTGATTATCATTGGTTTATTTTTAAGATAATATGGCAGGAACAGATAAACAACGCGAAGAGATCAACAGAAAGTTGGTCTCTATGCAAATGGAGATGATAGGACTAACCTATGATGACGCAGTGAATACTCCAGAGTTTTGGAGAATATATACACTGACTACAGAACAAACACTAGAATGGCGTAAGCAAGCTTTGCCTCTAATCAGAAAAACCTTTAAGGTTAATAAGAGTAGAGGTGAATTAATTATGGCTATGTTTGAACTAGATTTAGGATTACGTGAATTCAATCCTCCTGTAGAACCACCAACAGCACATCTACTAGAGAAACTTACATTCTGGCAGAAAGTACAAAAGTTCTTTATTGGTTACTATCGATGAAAAGCTGGATATTATTTCTATTTGTAGTTGTAGCAATTGCAAGTAGATTTATTATTACAGCTGGACCAGCATGGGCTAACTTCTCACCACTAGGTGCATTAGCTTTATATGCAGGTTATCATCACTTCTGGAAAGGATGGATTGCTACAACTGTAGGTGTGATATTATCAAACATGGTGATAAACAATGTATTGTACTCTCAGTATTATAATGGATTCTCTTGGGGAATAGATGCAAATGTTATTTTGTTTCTAATCATTTCTGTTATGGGACAATTCAAATCAGAGAATGCAATCACATTGAATATTGCTAGTGTTTTAATCTTCTTTCTACTATCTAATATGTTAGTGTGGGGAGGAACTATGTACACACATGATGTAAAAGGACTTATAGAATGCTACACAGCAGCGTTACCATTTCTTGGTAATACAATCTTGAGTCAGTTTATATTTGGTGGATTATTCTTTGGTATACACAAAGTGTGCATTACTAATATAAACTATAGTATTAACTAACAACAAAAATGGCACAGACTTCAACAAAAACAGCTCCTAGTGAATACAGATATGTAGTCAAGGAGTTTAAAAATGGTAAAGAAAAGTTTAGATTACATATGCCTGGCATATGTGCAAAGAGATATGATACAGAACGTGAAGCTGCAATATCAGCAGACATGCAACTCCTCAAACAAGGAAAAGAACCTGTTAATATCTTAAAACGTAAAGCATAATTTACAAATTGTATGCATTTTGTAAAATATATTTAACATTATTATACCCTTTTGCATATAAAAAGCACTGATGTATAATATATTATATGCAAAAGGGTATAAAAAAAAAAGGTGCAATATATTGCACTTTATGATGTACAATCTAAAATATTATAGTTATTTTTACATTACACTTTTAACGCGGGGACAGGTACTTCTGAACATATTACTTATGGGTAACTTTGTAAAATTAACAACAAGAAACGAAGATGGTAGCTACTTAAGAACTTGGGTACATGCTGATTCAATTCTAGGATTATCTCAAGACGGAACACAAGCATCAAATAATGAAGGAAGCTGTGATACTATTGAGGGAGATACTATTGAGTTATGTGCATTTAATGAAACACTTGATTCATTATCATAATTAGTAATTAAAATTTTATTACAAAGCCTCACAGAAATGTGGGGCTTTTTACATTTTAAACAACACACAATGAAAACATTAGTATTAGGCGACACACATGGTCGTCCGTATTGGAAAGAGATTGTAGCAAAAGAAAATCCTGATAGAGTGATATTTATAGGAGATTACTTTGATAGCTATGATGATTATACAGCTGCTGAGCAGATGGATAACTTTAAGAAGATTGTAGAATACAAACAATCAGGTAAAGCTGAAGTAATTATGTTAGTTGGTAATCATGACTATCATTATATGCGAGGTGTATCTGAACATTATTCAGGATATCAAGCAGGTGCAGCACCAGCTATACAGCAATTACTAGAAGATAACAAAGAACATCTACAAATGTGTTATAAACTAAATGATTTCTTATTCAGTCATGCTGGTATTAGTCATGATTGGTTAACCATCTTTGGCTATAGTATAGAGCACGATGTAGTTGAATGGATTAATGATAAGTTTAAGTTTACTCCTAAAGTGTTTGAGTTTGCAGGATGGGAACCTCATGGAGATAGTGTAATATCATCACCAATTTGGATTAGACCAATATCATTACTAAAATCAAATAAAGATACTTGGTTAAAAAAGAAACATATTCAAGTAATGGGACACACTCAAGTTAATCATGTAGATAATCAAGGCAAAGCAACGGGTGGTAGATATTATCTTATTGATGCACTAGGTACATCAGGTGAATACATGGTAATTGATGATAAAATAACATTTCCTGTATATAAAAAAGAAGAATAACATGGAAGATTATGAACACGCAGCAGCCAAAGATTTCGTATATTTGTTGGCTGATCAGATGCTAGATGAGCATCTACCAAGAATAGAAGTTGTAGACCAAGATAAAGTATTTAAAGATGAAGATAGACATAAGCGTAGAACAGTTCGAAGACATGATAGCCAAAGGATACACAATGGACATGGTGTTCCTATTGTTGATGATACACGAACAGTATGATGTAAGACTTATATCTGATGATAATCCTAAATTACAAATCTTATGTCAATCAATTCATAGAAAGGGATTGATTACAGCAGAGTATAAGATAACAGAAACAGGAACCAAGTTGCTAGAATATCTGAAAGCTAAAACCCGACAGAAGTTCGTGAAGCCCAAGATTTCAGCACAAGAGTTTGATGACTGGTGGGATGCTTACCCTGGAACTGATTCTTTTGAATATCTAGGAGTTAAGTTTCAGGGAAGCCGCTCCCTTAGATCTGGTAAAGAAGACTGTAGAATTAAGTTTAATGTAATTCTATCAGAGAAAGAATACACAGCACAAGAATTAATAGAAGCAATGCAACATGATGTACACTTGAAGAAAGAAGCATCGTACAAAGAGAAGAAGAATAAACTATCGTTTATGCAGAACTCTTTGACATATCTTAATCAAAGAAGTTATGAACCATTCATTGAATTGATTAGAGCTGGAGCAGTAGTTAAACAATCAGTTAAACCTGTAGGAGGAACAGACATATGAGTTTTCAAGATTTAAAATTAGCTGTACAAGATGGCTTGAATGGTAAGAACGGTGGTATACCCATGGGGTTTGATAGACTGAATAGATACATTGGTATTCGTAAGTCTATGTATACTCTTGTAGGTGGTCTAACTGGTTCTGGTAAAACTTCATTCATCGATGATGCGTATGTACTAAATCCATTTGATTGGTCTCTATCACCAGAAGGAATTGCCTCTGGGATTAATCTAAAGATTATCTATAGATCAATGGAGCGTAGTAGAACCTACAAGTATGCCAAGTGGATTAGCCGTAAGATCTTTCTAGATCAAGGTATTATTATTCCTGTAGGCAAGATGTTAGGTTGGACTGATAAGATGAGTCATGATGAGCATGATCTTTTCTTACAGTATGAAGAGTATGGTGAATTGATGAAAGAGAAGATCACTATCATTGATGGACCAGAGAATCCTGTAGGTATAGCAAAAGAACTAAAAGACTATGCATTGGAACGTGGTGAAGTTATTCAAATGGATAAGTGGAATAAGAAATATATTCCTAACGATCCTAACGAAATAACTCTTGTAGTTATTGATCATATTGGCTTACTCAAGCTTACTAAAGATCATCCTACAAAGAAAGGTTCTATAGACAAGATGTCTGATGAGCTGCGTTACGCCAGGGACTTTTATGGTTATTCACCAGTTGTAGTTTCTCAGTTTAATCGTGACATTGCTAATCCTATGCGTATAAAGAATGGTGATGTAGAACCTCAGCTAGAGGATTTTGCAGATAGTTCATCTACACAGAACGATGCTGATGTTGTACTAGCACTATTTGATCCTATGCGTTACAAGGTTGAAGACCCTAGTGGTTATCAACTAGATAAACTAAAGGATGAGTATGGTGCAAAGTATTATCGTTCTCTAAGACTAATTAAAAATAGTTTTGGTGAGGATGATGTACGAATAGGCTTAGGCTTTCTTGGTCAGATTGGTATGTTCAAAGAGCTACCAAGAAGAAAAGATATGACTGAGTCTGATTATGAATCTGTAGTAAATAAAACATTTTTCTTGCAACATGGCAGATATTAGAGATCAACTACAGCAGGAGGCTGTAGAACAGTATTTATCTGGTAAGCCAAAGACTTGTTTCAACATTAGTGTAAGGTTTGGTAAGACCAGACTAGGCATTATGATTATGCAAGCTCTAAAGGCTAAGCGTGTTCTCATTCTCTATCCTGAAGTAAATATTAAAAAAGCTTGGGAAGATGAGTTTGAGAAAATGGGATGGAGACCTGAAGAGGTTGTCTATTCTACATACATATCACTAATTAAACAGAGTGGTGAGAAGTATGATTTTATAGTTGGTGATGAGATCCACAAAGCATCTGATAACGCACTATGGAATTTAGATTCCATACTAAATATCAATAATAGATTCTTAGGACTGTCTGGTACATATTCAGATAAAACAAAAGATCAGCTCTGGGAATACTGTAGATTAAAGATTAGTCATGAGTATAATACAGAAGCTGCTATCCAGGATAACATTGTAGCTAACTATCAAGTAAATGTGATTACATTTAATGTAGATGGTGTTGATCAGTATCTTAAGAAGACTAAGTATAAACAGTGGATGACCACAGAGGCTAAAGAGCTTGCTTATTTAACCAAAGTGTTAGATGCTGCTAAAGCTAGTGGTAAAGATCTGAAGTTTCCTGCATTGAACAGAATGCGATTTATTAATAAGTTACCATCTCTTAAGAGGAATACACAAATCCTGATGCATCATTTAAAAGATAAACGTTATCTATTATATGGAGCAGATACAGATTTTGTAGATGGACTAGGAATTCCTACACATCATTCTAAGAATATCAAAGAAGATAATCTTAAGAAGTTTCAAGATGGTGAAATTAATCAGCTCGGTTTAGTGCAACTTGCTTCACAAGGAGTAACTTTCAAAAATTTAGACACAGTTATTATAACAAATATTAACTCTAATTCAGAAAATTTATTTCAAAAGTTAGGTCGTACTTTACTTTTAGATGCATCCGAAGTCTCTCAAATATACATCCTTTGCACAGATGAACCATTCCAAAAAAAGTGGCTTCTTGCTGCATTAAGAGACATTCCAACAGAAAAAATTACATTTAAGAACTTTCATTATTGAAACTAATTTCGTAATTTAGATGCATAAACTAAAACAAAAACTAAATATGAGCTCAAAGTTAATCGGGGTTGTAGGGCCTACAGGAACGGGAAAATCCACATCCATCAAGCACCTAGATCCAAAGGAAACGTACATCATTAACGTTGCAAAGAAAGAATTACCTTTCAAAGGTTCTGAAAAACTGTACAACACAGAGAACAAGAACTATGCAGAATTGGATGACGCAATTGATATCTCACGTAGATTACGTGCTATATCAGATAAAGCACCACACATTAAGAACATCGTGATTGAGGATTCAAACTACATCATGGGCTTCAATATGGTTGCACGTGCTACAGAGAAAGGTTACGAGAAGTTTACAATTATGGCAAGAGACATGGTAGATTTATTCCGTGAAGCCCGTAACTTACGTGACGATTTGAAAGTGTTCTACTTTACACACCCAGAAACTATAGAAGATAGTGGTGAGATTGTAGGATACAAGATTAAAACTGCTGGTAAATTAATTGACAATCAAATTGTATTAGAAGGACTGTTAACAATCTGCCTATATACAAATGTTGAGGAATCAAAAGATGGTACTATTACCTATAGCTTCGTAACTAATCGTTACAGAAAGTTCCCAGCCAAGAGTCCTGATGGAATGTTCAGTGAGATTATCATTCCAAACAATTTGCAAGATGTTGCAAATACTATTGATGAGTATTACAAATAAAGTTAAACTATAAACAAAGTAAAATTATGGCAATCGCTGGAACAAAAAGAGAGTCTCTAGAGACAAAAGAGTACGCAAAGAAAGTAGGTTTATTTGATGCACACATCATTGCAATCAATCCTGATGCTGAATGGTACAACGATGAGTTGGGCATTCAACTAAAAGAAGACAGTAAAGCTACTGTTTATCTAGGAGTGACAGATGAAGGAGTTAAAACTCTACGTGTAGACATCTGGTTACAAGATGTTAAAACATCTGACAAATTCAAGACTACATTTTATCTAAAGGACAAAGCTATTGTTAGCAAGTCTGGAAAGACACAGTTTATCACAGATCAATGCACTACATCTTATGCAGAAAGTGAAGATTATTTACCAACTTGGTTCGTCAAAAGAGACTATCATGTCGCTAGAGAAGGTGAGCCAGACTTATGTACATTCTTGGCAACATGGACTAACCTCAACTTCTACGAAGATCAAGACGCTAAAATTGTGTTGGAGTGGAAAGATTTGATGAAAGGTAATGTATCTGAGTTACGTGATCAGATTGAAATTAGTGAGAAGAACACAGTTGTAGCAATGGCTACAGTTAAAGTTGTTGAATCATCAGAAGGTATCAAAGAATATCAATCTGTATTCAACAAGGCATTTATGCCATCTTATGCATTACGTCAAATGAGACAGATTAATGTAAACAAAGAATACATCACTCGTATTGGTAAGAAACTACCTAAAGAGTTGAAAGTGTATGATCGTTTTATTCTTAAAGTTGCAGGTGAGTATGGTTGTAAAGACTTCTATTCATTCACAGATTTGAAAGAATATAATGCAGCTGATAATTTTGTCGCTTCTGATAAGGTTATTGCAGCAGATGATGATATGTTTTAAGGTTGATTCACTATTCATTCTATTGTGCAGCAGAGCCCATTCTATTTTAGTTTGGGCTCTCTTTTTTCTAAACTAAACAAAGCGATGATACAAGGAGAAAAAAGAGTCAGCTTGTCAAAAGAAGCTATACTTAGTAAGATAGGTCCATATGACATATTCAGGTATTATATGCCTAATACAAAATGGAAATTAAATGTTACAACACATTCACCATTCAGACAAGATAAGAGACCATCGTTTGTTATAGGTAACAGAGATAGTACAATTCTTTTCATAGATTTCGCAGATTCTACGAAGAAAGGTGATTGCTTTAAGTTTGTACAGCTAATGTATAACATTCCTTTGTCTGAAGCAATGAGACTCATCGACAGAGATTTTGGTCTTGGGATTGTACATAAGACAAACGTAGGAGAATATCAGAGGATTATATCTGAATACAAAGCTCCTGAGATTGTTGTAGAGAAAAAGTATTCCAAGATACAAGTAGTAACCAGAGCCTTTACAAATGCAGAGCTAGAGTATTGGAATCAGTATCATCAGAGTGAAGATGATTTGAGAGACAATCATGTTTATGCTGTTAAGAAAGTATATCTTAATAGAGAACAAGTGATCATGCAAGAGAAAGAAATGGTGTTTGGCTATTTATACGGTGATAGATGGAAAGTCTATAGACCACACGTAGATAAACAGTTTAAATGGATGCCTAACAATGTGCCCATAACTGCTATGGATGGACTAGAAGATATCAAAGACTGTAAGGTAGCATTCATTAACAAGTCAAAGAAGGATTACATGGTGATGAAAAAGATATTTCCATGTAGTTGTGCAGTTCAGAATGAGAGTATTGGTTGTTTCTCTGATGAGAATGTTCAGTATTTGAAAGAAAACTCTAGATTCCAAGTGCTATCATTCGATGCAGATGGACCAGGTGTAAAGAATTCTAAGCTGATTACAAAGAAGTTTGGATTTGACTATTGTAATGTACCCCGTAAGTATTTAACTGAAGGGATTAAAGATTGGGCTGATCTTGCCAGAACACACGGTATGCAGTCTATAGAAGATTATCTAAAAAAGAGAAGATTAATATGAATTGGGAAAAGTTCAAAGACAAAATTCACGAGAGTTGGCATGATAAGCTTCGACCATTTATAGAAAGTGAGGAATGTGATAAGATTTATGCATTCCTGAAGTCAGAAAGTAAGAGGGGCAAAGTGATTGTCCCTCAATCTGATGATGTGTGGAGATGTTTTAAAGAAACTCCACTCACTGATGTAAAGGTAGTTATTGTAGGTATGTGTCCATATCATACAATAACAAGAAATGGAGACATTGTTGCTGATGGTTTATTGATGGGTTGTAGTAATACTAAATATTTACAGCCTACACTTGATCAGTTCTATGGAGGTATAGAAAGAGAGTTATACAAAGGATTGGCTCTAGATAGAGTAAAGAATCCAGATGTAACTTATCTAGCTAAACAAGGCGTGTTAATGTTTAACGCAGCCCTAACTACAGAATTGAGCAAGGCTGGTGCTCACCAAGAATTGTGGGAACCATTTGTTAAATATCTATTTGAGAATGTATTTCAGTTTTCTGGTATACCATTTGTATTTCTAGGTAAAGATGCTGGTAGGGTAGCTAAATATCTTACAGGATTTGATTGGCAGTTTCCTGTTAGTCATCCAGCCTCCGCATCGTACAAGAACACAGAATGGGATACAGAAGGTACATTTGCTAAAGTAAACACATTAATTAAACAAAATAACGGTTTTGAAATAGACTGGTTAGAAAAAATAGAATTATGACAGATTTAAGCAATGTTAGTTCTACTCTATTAATTAAAGAGTTAGAGAATCGTGGTTTTTGGACAAGTTTTATATATGGTATTTCTGATGTTACACTAGCATTAGAACTTATTAATGATCATCGAAATCCTGATGAATGTATTGTTTTATCAGAGGATGATAAATTAGAGATTATCAATAACTGTTTTGAGGATCATAGCTGTTTTAATATTGATGAACAGTTTGTGAAGTTAAATACTGCTGTAGATAATTATATTCTTAATGAGTACGATAATGAACATTACTATCCAAAAAAAGAAAAAACAAAATAATGGAAGGTTTTTATGCAAGAAACATGGTACTTAGAAAGGACTGTGTTACGTTTATTGAAAATGCATTAAAAGTAATAGAGGGGAATAAGTGTAGCTTAATAGATGATACACTTAATCCAGAAGAAGATGATATCTATTTTGATCTACCAGTAGTAATACTATTTGATAGACACAATTATGGTATAACTTATTTTATTACTAATGTTAGATTAGAAGATGATAACCTGTGGTTTAATGGTATATCTAGTGATGATTACTCAAGTGATTATAGCTTTGGTTCAGGAGATTTAGACACTCAAGCATTGGTTGAAATAGCTGACATATTAGGTAACTTATAAAACAAATAACATGGAAAGTTTTAATTTTTATATGGATGAGAAGAAGACCATTTGGTATCGTGGTCACTTCAGCATAGAAGCAAATACTGTAGAAGAAGCTACAGAGAAAGCTAAGATGTACATTAAGAATGATACAGATGAAGATAATTGGGATTGGGAACAATTAACTGATACAACAGAAAGCCTAAGCATTGGAGATAATGATGGATGGCCAACTAGAGAGTTGTATGATGAAGAAGGTGAAATGATTATAGACAATTTAAACACAGAAAAATGACAGATTTAAAACATTATCAAATACATGTGCAAAACGCTAAAGAAGGATCTTTAGAACACGATTATGATTTATTACAACTAGGTAATAGATTAAGTTTAACCCATTCTATGGGAGAACAATGGAGCAAGACTACTAGAGGTGAAATTGTAGGAACTCTAGAAGATCATGGTAACGGTGTTATTATTCAACTAGACGGTAAGAAGAAATCTATAGAGCTAGACTACAAACAAGCAGCTGAGTTACAAGTATTATTACTTGCTAGTCTTGAGAAAGACTACGTCACAGAATTCAGATCAACACAGCCTGTAATATCTTATTCAGGTTTGTCTAATTAGTTTGTTACATTTATACGTATATTTGTAACAAAACTATACGTATGGCTAAAAGAGCAACAACTCCTAAAACAAGAAACTCTGGAACAATGACAGAATCAGCGTTCTGGAGTTTCATTAGGAGTGGATTAAGACAGAAGTCTAGATGGTGGAAGCCTATATCAGAATGCAAAGCTAAAGCTAAGCGTGCTTATAAAGGTCCACTAAAAAGACAGAAGTTTGAATATCAGTGTAATCAATGTAAAGATTGGTTTCCAGAGAAGAAAATAAATGTAGATCATATTTGCCCAGCAGGAAGTCTTAATTCTGCACAAGACCTGCCTGATTTTATTGAGAGGCTGTTTTGTGAAGTAGATAATCTACAGGTATTATGTGAAACATGTCACAATATTAAAACCCAAAATGAAAATGGACGGAGAAAAAGAAATCGCAAGACTGTCGATAAATAGCACACACTCATTTACAGAGATTTGGTATGAGGGTAGTGTACTATTTGAAGACAAAGAACATAGCTTTTGGCTTGTAGATCCACGAGGAAAAGATCCAGAAGGTAGAGAATACGCTGTAGAAGTAAGGTGGTGGTTTAAGCAAGTGCCACGAGAAGTACGTGCAATGCACGATCAAATTGTAGAAGCATATAAAGAAATGAAAAATGATAACAAGAACTGAGAAAGAGTACAGAGCTGTCCAAATGGATAGCTCTTCTAGTCTAAAAGAATTTTCTTTAGACAGAAAGAAATATCACAAGAAGTATATTCTTGGTGAAGCTGTGGAAGATGATGAGAACAAAGCTGCCACTATGGGCAGAGTTGTAGAAACATTACTACTAGAACCAGAATTGTTTGAGAGCAGATTCCACATGTCTACGTGTGAAAGTGCTCCAACAGGACTGATGAATGATTTTGTAGAGGCGTTATATAAAAGAACACTAGAGGCTACAGATGTATTTGGTAAAGTTGCCAGAACATTTGAAGACATCTCTAAAGATGCTTATGTAGATTCAGGATTCAAGATCAAGTATGAGGCTGTGATGAACAAGTTTGCTGGTTCTGAAGCAGAAGCCTACTATGATGAGATTCGCATCGTTAGAGCTAAAGGATTAACTGTAGTGACAGCTAATGACATGAACAATGCTGAACGTATTGTAGCTGAGCTTAGAAACAACTTTGTCACTAGAGACATAGTTAATCTAGTAAAGAGTGCTCGCTATGATGTTTATAATCAATATCAAGTGGAAGGCTTTGATGTGTTGGGTATTCAGTGCAAAGGAATGATGGATAAGATTGTTGTAGATCATGAAGCAAAAACTTTACAAATATATGATCTAAAATGTACTTGGAGTGTTGAAAATTTCTACGAAGAATACTATCTTTATAGAAGAGCTTATATCCAGGCATATGTGTATTGGTTGGCAGGATTACAAATCTTAGAAGATCTTGGAATACCAGAATATAAACTAGAACATCCAAGGTTTATTGTATGTGATTCTACAAATTATATGAATCCACTCATCTATACATTAGACTTAGAAGATCTACAAGATGCAGCTAATGGTTTCTCACATAAAGGAAGAAACTATCCAGGCGTAAAGCAGATTATATCAGATCTACAATGGGCTAAAGATACAGACACTTGGAATATCTCTAGAGTACGTCATCAATTAGGAGGAGTTGTAAACATTAGACAGTAATAATAATGGAAGTAAAGAAAACAATCACTAGTATTTTCATGGTTCCAACATTGAAAATAACCAAAGGCAAACTTAAAGAAAATGGTTTTATTAACGGTTATTGTAGAGATGAAGGAAAAGATGCACAATACAAAGACTGCGTCTATCTTTTATTTAAACCAGAAGATCTCGATAAGTTTAGATCGTTTCTAGATGGGGAACATGAAAGAACTAAGGCAATCGTAGATGATTACGATTACGAAGATGGATATGTGGTTGTAGTTTATAAACTCGATACTAAATGGAAAAAAGACTTTGCATTAGTTAAAGAAGGTTTATATTCTCGAACTTCTACAGATTTTCAAAAGCTATTCCCAAGAACAACAGCTTTACAAAAAGGTAAAACAACAAAAGACGAAGTTACTCTACAACATAGAGTATTTAATAAAGCTTCTGATTTACGAAATTATTGGGAAGAAAAAATAGATATATCCTTTACAGATGATATGGAAGTTTGGGAAGGATTTGACATTAATAAAGAAACATTAAATTTAGAAAAATTTAAAACAAAAGAATTAGTATGATAGGAAAAGAAATGTTAGATGCAAACCCAAAAGCTGCATCTAAAGTGCACGATTTTTATTTGAATCAAATGCTAAATGCATTAGATAATCAAGATTTACCAGATCATTTTAAAGAATATTTAGAAGATAAAGGTATATCAATGGATAATATAGCAGACATGATGGATGCTAATCCTAGACAATTGTTTGATGTATTTGATGAATATGATATTATCATCAGTATTACATATAATAGAAAGTCTAGTAAGTTCTGCTATTTTGTAAATGAAGATAAGAATAAATTACAATTTAGTACACGCAAAGAAGCTGATAAAGATGCTGTATCTACAGCTTTAACTTTACTAGAAACTAAACTAAATCCGTTAGAAAAAGATAACAAAGAAAGTTAATCTGAATTTTAAAAATCACTTGTTAATTGAAAGGGTTTGTACTAATTTGCAAACCCTTTCTTTTATAATTTAAACAACAAAACAATATGGATTTAGGATTAGAAGCGTTATCGAAAATAACGGTTTTCAGTAAGTATGCAAAGTTTATTCCTAATAAGAATAGACGTGAAACGTGGGATGAGATTGTCAATCGTTATGAAGATATGATGATTAAGAAGTACCCTTTATTAAGTGAGGCTATCGTAGAAACAGCTAAGATGATTCGTGAGAAAAAGATCTTACCATCGATGCGTGCTCTACAGTTTGCAGGTCCTGCAGCTGAGGTGAACAACGCCAGAATCTATAACTGTTGTTACCTTCCTATTGATAGCTTACATAGCTTCTCTGAGTCTATGTTTTTGTTATTAGGAGGTACGGGTGTAGGTTATTCAGTACAAACACATCATGTTAGTGAACTACCAAACATCACTAAACCAGGCAAAGCTCGTAACTATCTTATAGAAGATTCTATTATGGGATGGGCTGATGCTGTAAAGGTGTTAATGAAAGCTTACCTAGAAGGTGGGTTTATGCCTAAGTTTGACTTCCGTGCTATTCGTGAGAAAGGTGCAACGTTAGTAACAGCAGGTGGTAAAGCACCAGGTCCTGAGCCATTAAAGATATGTCTAGTACACGTTCAAGCTATCCTTGATAGAAAGGCTGAAGGAGAGACATTAACAAGCTTAGAGTGTCACGATATCATGTGTCACATTGCTAACTCTGTTCTTGCTGGTGGTATCCGTAGAAGTGCTATGATTGCTTTGTTTGATCATGATGATGAGTCTATGATTACATCTAAGTATGGTAACTGGTGGGAAACTAATGAGCAACGTGGACGTGCTAATAACTCTGCTGTTTTACCTCGTGGTGAAATTAGTAAAGAACAATTCATGGCTCTATGGAAACGTGTAGAAGCATCAGGATCAGGAGAACCAGGTTTGTATTGGAGCAATAACCAAGATTGGGGAACTAACCCATGTTGTGAAATTGCTTTACGCCCTTATCAGTTCTGTAACCTATGTGAGGTGAATGTATCTGATGTAGAAGATCAAGAAGATCTGAATGCTCGTGTAGCAGCAGCTGCATTCTTTGGTACTCTACAAGCAGGATTCTTTAACTTCCATTACTTACGTCCTATCTGGGCTAAGACAACACAGAAAGATGCTTTGTTAGGGATTGGTATGACAGGTATTGGTTCAGGAGAAATCTTGAAGTATGACTTAGCAATTGCTGCCGAAGTAGCTAAAGCTGTAAACAGAATGATTTCTGAGAAGATTGGTACAAACGAGGCAGCTCGTGTAACTTGTATCAAACCATCAGGTACAACATCATTGGTATTAGGAACAGCATCAGGTATTCATGCTTGGCACAATGATTATTATTTACGTACAATGCGTTTCAATAAGAACGAAGACATTGCTGTATATCTAATGAATAATCATCCTGAACTATGCGAAGATGATGTGTTACGTCCTAATGATACAGTTTGTGTACGTATTCCAGTTAAAGCACCAGAAGGATCTATCTTACGCACTGAGACACCTATAGATACGCTTGAGCGTGTTAAGCTTTTCTCTACAGATTGGATTAGAACAGGACACGTTAATGGTGATAATACACATAACGTATCAGCTACTGTTTCTGTTAGAGATGACGAATGGGAATCTGTAGGAGAATGGATGTGGGAGAATCGTGAAACTTATAATGGTCTATCTGTATTAAACTATTGGGGTGGTTCATACCAACAAGCTCCTTTTGAAGATATTACAGAAGAAGAATACAATTCACGTATTATAAAGCTTAAAGAATTAGATTTAACTAAAGTAACAGAACAAGATGATCAAGTCAACTTCAACGAATCAGTTGCATGTGGTGGAGGAGCCTGTGAAATTGTCTAAACCATTATCACGCGAGTTCCTCTCTAGTAGAGGGACTTGCTGTGGCAATATGTGTAGAGAATGTCCATACTATCCGAGACACACTGCGGGGACAACTCAAAAATATTAATTTTTCATAGTAAATTAATTTGATTGTGTAGATTACAAATAGCCTAGGTGTTTTACGTCTAGGCTATTTCTTTTTTATTGAATATTTCGTAAATTTACATCTAATAAAAAGAACTAAATCATGGCAAAAAAGCAAGCAAGTGAGCCTTCAGGCAAGTCTAAGTTTCAAGAAGCATTAGACAACCTGAACAAGAAGTATGGTGTAGGATCAGTCCTAACACTAAGTAGTAAAACAGGTGGAGAATACGATGTTATCTCTACAGGATCAATTGGATTTGATCACATTACATTAGGTACAGGTGGCTTTGTAAAAGGTAAATTGTATGAGCTAATGGGCTGGGAGGGCTCAGGTAAATCTACAGTTTGTGGTCACGCTGTAGCAGAGTGTCAAAAAGCAGGTGGACAAGTCTTATACATAGACGGTGAGCATGCTGTAGACAAGAAGTATTTTGAGGCATTAGGTGTAAACACTGATAAGATGCTAATTGCTCAACCATCTTGTGGTGAGGAGGGTTTTCAGATTGCTATGGATATGATTGAGACTGATGAGATTGATCTTGTTATCATCGACTCAGATTCATCATTAATTCCTAAGAAGATGTTAGATGGTGATGTAGGTGATTCTACTATCGGTAGAAAAGCTTTATTAAACAGTAATGCTTATCCTAAACTAAAAGGTGCACTATCTAAGCACAATGTATGTGTGATTGTTGTATCTCAGTATCGTGAGAAGATTGGTATGATGTTTGGTAATCCAACAACTACTCAAGGTGGTCACGCACTGAAGTTCTATAGCGATGTTCGTGTAGAGGTGAGTAAATCTCTAGCAAAGGACGGTGATCAAGCTTATGGTAATGTTACCAAAGTAAAAGCTATCAAGAACAAGATGTCTCCTCCATATCAATTAGCTAACTTTGAGATTGTATATGGTGTAGGTATTGATCGTATGCTAGAAATTATGGAGCTTGCTTCTGATTTCGAAATCTTACGTAAGTATGGAAAAACAATTACATACGGAGAAACTAAATATCCAGTAGATGAATTCAGAACTTTGTTAGAAGATAACGAAGAGTTCTTTGACAAGTTACGTCAAGATATTGTAGATAAAATTAATCAAACAGAACTTCCCACAGAGGAAATAAACCAAGAAGAAAATGAAGATTCAATTCAAGAAGTTAGTGCCGACAGCACAGAAGCCTAAGTTTGGCAAACCAGGAGATGCAGGTGCAGATCTTGTAGCTACATCAGTTGATTTCTCTAGAGAAGATCAAGTAGTGTATGGTACAGGACTTGCTGTAGAAATACCAGAAGGAATGGTGGGACTTGTGTTCCCACGTTCCTCTGTACGTAACTACGATTTAATTATGTCTAACTCTGTAGGAGTTATTGATAGTGGATATCGTGGAGAGATTATGGTAACATTTAATGTTAAAATGGATCTTTTATTAATTGATGAACTTGCTTCAGTTGAGACTTTACATGAGTTATCTAACGAAATGTTTGACATATCTATTGATAATGTATATCAAGTAGGTGATCGTATTGCTCAGCTAGTAATCATTCCTGTACCATTAGTACAGTATGCAGAAGTAGAAGAATTATCAGAAACATCTAGAGGAACAGACGGACATGGAAGCACGGGTAATTAAAACTTTAGCAGAAGCTATAGCAGAATCTGAACGTGTGGCAGAATCTAGTAATATAGATAAATACGGAGCACAGAAAGTTATGAAAGAAATACAAGAAAGGGAGATGGTTAATCACCCTGATCATTACCAGGGAAACAAGACAGAAGTTATAGACATTATAGAAGACTATGACTTAGGTTTCGTATTAGGTAATGCTGTTAAATATATCCTTAGAGCTAATAAGAAAGGCAATAAGAAGCAGGATCTTCAGAAAGCTGTGTGGTATTTAGAACGAGAACTATCTAAATTCAAAGGATGAAAGAGTGTAGCATAGAAGGTTGCACTAATAAAGTTTGGTCTAAGGGGGTGTGTAGAAATCACATCCCCAAAGAACCTATACGTATAAATAAGATAAAAACTGTACGTACAGAAGCAAATCCAATGCATGTTTTCTTTAAACAGATATGGAAAGAACGTAAACACTATTCTGAACTTAGTGGAACTTATCTAGGAGATGAAGCAATGAGTACGTTTTTTCATCATATACTACCTAAAGAAAAATATCCTGAGTTAGCATATGAAGAATCTAACATAATTTTATTAACTTTGGACGAACATACTAATGTAGAAAACGATATCTATAAGTATGAAGAGATAAACAAAAGACGAGAGTCGTTAAAACTAAAGTATGAAAGAACCTAATCGTGAGCGAAAACAGGAAATTAAGTACAATGTTATTCTTAATGAAGAACAAAAAGAAGCCAGAAAACTAATTATAGAAAATCAGATTGTTATTGTAACAGGTAGAGCTGGTTCTGGTAAAAGTTTAGTGTGTGCATTAGCAGCATTAGACTTCTTGAATAAGAAACAGTGTGATCACATCTACATCACTCGTGCTACTATAGAAGTAGGTAATTCACTAGGATACCTTCCAGGATCTCTAGATGATAAGTTTAATCCTTATTTAGAAGCATTCCAAGAGAACTTGGTTAAGTGTGCTGACAAGGTAAAGATTCAAACTATGGTGAAAGATGAAAAGATTGTAGCCTATCCTGTACAGTTTATTCGTGGTAAAACTATTGATGACATTCTTGTAGTAGAAGAAGCACAAAACCTTACAAAGGCTGAGATGCTTGCTATTCTAACTAGACTTGGTAAAACAGGTAAGATTATTGTCAATGGTGATAACGAACAGAAGGACATTAGAGATGGCTATAACGGACTTAGTTTTGCTATTGATCTTTCTAAGAAAATTGATGGTATCAAATGGATTAAGTTAAAAGAGAACCACCGCAGTGATTTGGTGGGACAGATTTTAGATTTTGAATATAATAACTAAATAATAAACCAATGACAAACCAATTTTTCTACACTCGTAAAGAGGGAGACAAAGAGTTTACAGACTCTTTCAACATTAACAAGGTTATTCGCAGTATTGCGTTTGATGATGAGCTAGTAGTATTACTAGATGATATTCATGAGCGTGTTGAGGAAATACCTACACACAATCCTAAGAGTGGTAAAGTGGTAGGTGTACAACGCAAGCGTGACATTTTTCAATCAGATATTCATTTGAAAGGTGATGATATTACAAGATTTAAAAAACTAACAAACATTGAATTCTAATGGCAGATTTTAAACAACTACGTGGTAACAGATTGTTACTAGACCTTCCTAAGAAAGAAGAAGGTAAACTTATTGTGGACGAGAACACAAAAGAAGCTCTTGAGAAAGAGATGATGCAGAAACTTAACAAGTTAACTGTATATGCTGTAGGTGATCTTATTACAGACATCAAACCAGGTGATGAGATTTTAGTAGATCCATCATCTCTACAGAAATCACCAGTGATTCCTATTGCTGGAGAAAATAAGTTATTAGTATCACCATTCGATGTAATCCTTGTTTGGTAACATGAAAATAAAAGCATTCATAATAATGTATAACAGGTTAACTATACCTAAAAAGTTAGCTGAATCTTTAGCAGATACAGGCTGCGAACCTATACTTATAGACAATGGTTCCAGTTATCCTCCATTATTAGAATGGTACAAAAACTGCCCTTTCAAAGTCCATGCCTTTAAAAAAAGGTATGGTGAAAGGGTGTTTTGGGATTCTAAATTATTTGATGAATATAATGATGAACATTACATTGTTACCGATCATGATTTAGATATATCAGACGTTCCTAGTGATTATGTAGATAAGTTAATTGAAGGATTACAAAATCCTAACATTACTAAATGTGGATTGTCTTTACAGATAGATGATTTACCAGATACAGAATATAGTACCACTGCTAAAAACTTTGAGTCAAAGTACTGGCAAGAAAAAGATTATCTGGGAAACTATATAGCAGGTGTAGATACTACATTTGCTATGTACGATAGAAAAAGACAAACTCCAGGATGGGATCATGGTGATAAGTTTTATCAAGCTACTAGATTGCCTAAGCCTTATTCAGCTAAACATATGCCTTGGTATCTCAATGAACAGTCATTAGAATTAGATGAAGAAGAAAAATACTATCACACAGGTTGTAGTAATTTTTGGTCACTTGTATATAAAAGAAAATATAATATAAATATATGAAAATTACTAAAGCAACTTATGGTGGAGTAGATTGCACTGCTCAAATTGTAGCTAAGATTAAGGATGGTAAGTTAATTGTTCGTGCAACTAATGATATCGTTGGAGATCCTGCAGTAGGACATGTTAAAAAGTTAATTGTAATAATAAATGATGAAACTTTTTCTATAAAAGAAGGAGACTTACTAGTTTATCCATCTAGTAAAAATGATAAGCTTGGAATATTCTATTCTAATAATCATAACTCTAAGATCTATCCTGCTATAAGAGCTTCTTTAAAGAGTATTAAAACTGCATCTGAAGGAAAGGCTGATATACTAACTTGTATGTGGAATCATGAACCTGAAAATCCATTCATGGAATACATTGCTTGGACAAAGACAGGATCTCATTTGAATCAATTGTTGCAAATCATGCAACTATTGTATGCAGCTAGACAAATACATGATTACAAGTATGTATCATTTCTAGAACACGATGTTCTTTATCCAGAAGGATATTTTGATTATCCAGATTTTCCTAAAGGAACTGTTATAACAAACATGAACTATGGAGGAGTCAATAGAGAAGGTTGGCAAACTAGAGGACAAGATGATGAACCCTTTCATCAGATGACAATGCACTTTAATGATGCTATTACACACTGTGAATCAATTTTAGCTAATGCACTAGTAACTAATAGTGGAATGATTGAGCCTCAAACCATTACTAGAAAACAATGGATGTCTGAGAACAGAGCTATTCACATTAATCATGGATCTCATTTTACATCTCATTATAATGTCTATAGAAAAGATAATGTATCTCCTACAGATCCGTATTGGGGAGATCACAGTAAATATTTAAAGTTATTTAATTAATGAAGATATTAATCTTTACATCATCATATAATCGTCCTTTCATGCTAAGACAATGTGTTCTTAGTGTAAAGAACCAGAGCTATAAAGATATTACACACGTTATAAATATTACATCAGAGAATCCGTTTAATAGTTTTGCATTAATAGATGATCTTTCAGTACATCGAGCAGTTGCTAGTAAAAATAGTCATACTCACTTTAATAATATGGCAGCTATTAAGTGTATTAAAAATTATGGAGACTATGATTTGTTCATCAAGATGGATGATGATGATGTGTACAAGAAAGATTATGTGCAGAATATTGTTACAGTCTTTGAGAATAATCCAGATATAGATATTGTGTCTTCAGAGATTAAGCTACAGTTAAATGGTACAGATGTCTATTTAGCTAACGCTAAAGACTTAGGAGGTAATGCAGATGTAGAATATAGAATGCCTATGACTTATGCATTTAATAAGAAAGCACTTGATACCATCATTAATCTAGAAGAGAAAGATTTATTTGGTTATGATGATATGACTTGGAGGATTATATGGAAAGCACATGGTCTAAAGCATGCCGCTGTAGATAACGCAGAAGAAATCATCTGGCATATACATGGAAAGAATGTATCTACAGCAAGTTTTTTAAAAGAAAAAGGGGCCTAAAAGGTCCCTTTTTACTTAGCAAAAAACACAAAAATGAAAAACAAATTATAATTTAACTATCCAACTATAATCATCAAATGTCAAATCAGGTTTACCGAATGCTTCGTTTACAGCATCCATAACACCTGCAACATGACCTTCATTACTATAGTCATGCCCACAAATTAAACCACCTGGTTTAATAATAGGTTTATAGTTTTCTATATCTTTCTTTACTTGATCATATGTATGTATACCATCGATGTAAACAAGATCAACTTTTAAATTTCCCAACACTTTAATAGCGTCATCAGATGTCATTCTAATGTGTGAGATATTTTCATATGGTGCAATGGTTTCTAAAAACTTTGCATACACCTCTGTAGGAATATCTGCAGAATGACATGTGACATCATTATCATCATAGTCATTCATAAATGGATCTACAGCAATAACTAACTTTACTTCATCAGCAAACATTACTGTAGACTGTCCTGTATATGAACCTATCTCAACAATAATAAACTCACTTAAATCCTCTGTAGTTTTTAAGTGCTTGATGAAATCTTGAAAGCCTGTTAAATAATTATCAGCTCTCATATTAATTATATTCCCCATTATTTAGATAGTCGCTTCTGTTTCATAGGAGCCATAGGACTTTTCAATCGTTTGATATTATCAGCCTCTCTCATGAAAGGCTTATCAGGTGCGGGGTTCTTTACCTTTGGTGCTTTACGTGGCTTGCCAGATTTCTTAGCTTTACCAGCAGTCATGTTACTTGCAGCCATACTTACATTTTTTCACCATTCCACCTTTTTTCATAGGAGCCATAGAAGCAGCTTCACCACCGTATTGCATTTTCTTCTTAGGTGTTTTACCAGCTTTCTTCATAGCAATTGCTATAGCAGCTTGTTTAGCCATCTTACCACCCATTTTCATTTTAGTACCGTTCTTAGCTTTACCTTGAGTAGCACCTGCAATTTTATCAGCATATGTAGCTTTATCATAAGGAGGAGCAAGTTTAGCAAATGAAGAATTATCTTCTTTCACAGCACCACCCATTTTCATTTTAGGTTTAGCAGGACCAAGTTTACCTTGTTTTTGAAACTTATCCATAACTTTCATACCACCAGCACTAGTTTTAGGAGCTTTACCTGCAGCACGCATACGTGCAGTTTCATTTAAAGCATCAGCTAAATCACCTTCTTCAGAAAGAATAGGATAAGTTTTAGCTGGTTTTTTCTTACTAGTAGTAACTCCGTTTTGAGCTTTTTTCATGGGCTTACCCATGCTTTTTTTCATAATCGCCATTGTTATTTCTTTTTAGACATTTTAGTTGCACCTAATTTCTTGTCTTTCTTTAAGACAGCTTTACCCCTAGCACCCGCTAAGGTTTTCTCTTGTACTTTAGTGTAAGCACCTTTAGGATCTACAGGTCCTACACGTTTGTTAGAAGCCACTAGTCCTGAAAGACTTCCTGCTGATTGTTTTGCTCTTGCCATTGTTATTTCTTTTTAATTACACCACCTTTTTTCATAGGAGTTTTTGATTTATTAGACTCAGTTCCTTTTTTAGATACTCCTAAACTTACAGTACCTTTAAACATATCTTCTACTTTTGTTGTACCTTTATAAGGTGCTAATTTAGTAATACCTTTTTTTAATTTTTCGTTTTCAGATAATCCTTTACCTTGTGTAATTTTACCACCAGTTTGCATTTTTTTCTTAATAGCCATGATTATTTCTTTTTAGTTATTTTACTACCCATCTTAGCT